CCCTCGCAGGCGTGATGCGCCGCTACGGCATGGGTGAGCCGGAGATTCTCGCCGCGCTTAGCGTGACGAACGAAACGCGCTGCGACGTACCGCTTCCGGCCTCGGAGCTGCGGCAGCTCGTGCACTCGGCGTCGCGCTACGAGGTCGAGCACGACGTGGCGGCGAACGCCGCGCTAGGCGACGACATCGCCCGCGACATCCTCGCGCTCGTCGAGGCGAAAGCGCCGAGCGAGTATTTCTTCAGCCGCGCGACGAGCTTTCTTTCGCAGCCTGCGCCGCTGGAGTGGGCGGTCAAGAAGTGGATTCCCGCGAGCGGGACGACGATGGTCTTCGGCGAATCCGGCGCGGGGAAAACCTTCGTCACGCTCGACATCGCGTGCAGCATCGCGGCGGGGCTCGACTGGATGAGCAACCGGACGAAGCCGGGTGTCGTCGTCTACATGGCGGGCGAGGGCAACTACGGCATCAGGCAGCGCGTCGCTGCATGGTGCAAGCATCACGGCGTCGAGCAGCTCGACAACCTGCTCATCTCGAACAAAGGCATCGACCTCGACTCGGCCTCGGCTGCGGCGCAGATCATCGCAGCCGTGCGCGAGCTGACCGACGCTGATTCGGTCGTCGTCGTCATCGACACCGTCAACAACCACATGTCCGGCGACGAGAACGCAGCGCGCGACGTTCGAAACTTCTTCAACGCGGCCAACGTTGTCGCGAGTGCGCTTCGCTCGGCGGTCGTGCTCAACCATCACGTCGGCCACGGCGACGGGGCCAAGGGGCGAGCGCGTGGCAGCTCTGCGTTCAAAGCCAGCCTTGACGCTTCGATCATGGTGTCGAAGGCCGACGACGGCACCATCGAACTCAGCTGCGTGAAGATGAAGGACGCCGAGGCGCCTGCGCCGATGTTCGGTCGCCTCGAGCCCGTCGCGCTCGGGTGGGTCGACGAAGACGGCGAGGAGATCTCTGGAGCCGTGTTCGTGCGCGTAAACGACGCACCAACGGCTCCGCAGAAGCCGAAGCGTGAAGGCCCCGTCGACAAGGCGCGGCGCACGTACGAGGCCGCCTGGTGGCACGCTGGGGCCGAGTTCCGCGACGGCCTGCCGTACCTCTCGCGCTCCGCTGCCGTCGCCTACCTCGTCGAAGGCGGGATGAAGGAGACCAGCGCGCGGCAAACCATCAAGCCGACCGGGGGCAAATTCGTGCAGCAGCTCCTCGAAGGCGGGGCCATCGAGGCGCACGAACACGGCTGGCGGATGGTCGAAAGTGAGCACGCAAATGCGTTGCGCATCGCGTCAAGAAAGTGATGGTAACTATGGTAACGAAACGTAATTTTCAGGTAATTTGTTACGTGGGCAGGGCGCGGAAATAGGTAACGTAACGTAACCCCCCTTCTATAGAAGGGGTTACGTAGTTACCATTACGCAGCGGGCGCTACGGATACCTGCTACGAGTTTTGACGCAGCAGAGAGAAGGCGAAGGAAAGATGAAAGCAAAGGTAGGGAAAGAGATTACAGGAAAGGCGAACCCAGCCGACGAGATCGAGCGCTGGTCGCTCGACAAGCTCACGCCGTACGCGCGCAACTCCCGCACGCACTCCGACGAGCAGGTGGCGCAGCTCGCGGCGTCAATTCGCGAGTGGGGCTGGACGACGCCCGTTCTCGTCGACGAAGACGGCGGTATCATCGCCGGGCACGGTCGCGTGCTCGCAGCGCGCCAGCTCGGCATGGTCGAGGTGCCCGTCGTCGTCGCCCGCGGCTGGAGCGACGCGAAGCGCCGGGCCTACGTCATCGCCGACAACAAACTCGCGCTGAACGCCGGATGGGACGCCGAGATGCTTTCGCTCGAACTCGGCGAGCTTGGCGAGCTTGGGTTCGACCTCGACTTGACGGGGTTCTCCGACGAGGAACTCGACGGCCTCACGCCGTCCGAGGAATCTGCGGCGCTCACCGACCCCGACGAGGTGCCAGAGGCCCCAGACGTTCCGCGCAGCGTGCTCGGCGACGTGTGGCTCTGCGGTAAGCACCGCGTCATGTGTGGCGACTCGACTAGCGTGGATGCGGTGGGAGCGCTGATGGCGGGCGCGGTGGCGGATCTTGTTTGGACGGATCCGCCGTACAACATCGCCAGCGAAAACAAGGGCGTAGCGTCCAACGTGTCAAAAGCACACGAAAAGCTGATGAACAGCGCGTGGGATATGAACTTTCGATTCGAAGACGTTCAGTCCTGCTTGTTTGCGTTTCTTGCTGAAAATGCAACAGTTTACGTCTGCACGTCGCATCACCTTGCGCCATCCATCTGGGCATGGATGAAGGAATGGAGCAACCATCATAGCTGGTGCGCATGGAGCAAGCCGAACCCGATGCCATCGCTGATGAAGAGGCATTGGACGTGGAACGCGGAGATGATTTGCTACGCTACGCGCGGCAAGCACACCTTCAACTTCCCGACGGAAGGGCACGCGCTTTCGGTGTGGGAAATTGCTAAAGTTAACGGAAAATCAGGGCATCCAACTGAGAAGCCGGTCGACGTTCCGGAGCACGCGATTATCCACAGCAGCAAAAGCGGAGACACCGTGCTCGACCTTTTCGGCGGCTCCGGCTCGACGCTTATCGCCTGCGAAAAGACAGGACGCATCGCTCGCCTGATGGAACTCGACCCGCGCTACGTGGACGTCATCGTGAAGCGGTGGCAGGATTACACGGGCAAGAAGGCAACTCGCGAGGCCGATGGCGTCGCTTTCGATGAGGTGGGCTGATGCCGGCAAGTTCAGATCAAGGAAAGAAGCGCGGTGGAATGCCGGCCTTCAAGCCGACTGACGCCGAGCGAAAGCGCGTCGAGACGCTCAGCGGCTACGGCCTCCCGTACGAGCAGATCGCGATCCTGGTGCGCGAAGGCGGCATCGACGTGAACACGCTGATGAAGTACTTCAAGACGGAGCTGGTTGCCGGCAAGGCGAAGGCAAACGCCAAGGTCGGCGGCACGCTCTTCCAGAAGGCTACCGGCGGCGATACGGCTGCGATGATCTGGTGGTCGAAGACGCAGCTCCGTTGGGCCGAGACGCAAAAGCACGAACTATCGGGGCCGGACGGCGCTCCGATCGCCTTCGACCGCATCGAAAGGGTCATCGTTGACAAGGCCGACAAGTAAGCACCTGAGCAGTCGCCGAACGGATGCCCGTTCCTCGCGCCAGGATGCCTCTAAAACGCTCCGCATCGAGACGCCGCGGTGGTTCATGCCTCTCCTCGCTCCGGCGCGCTACAAGGGCGCCTGGGGCGGACGAGGCTCGGGCAAGTCGCACGCCTTCGCAGAGATGCTCGTCGAGGCGCACGTCCTCGACGCGAACCGCTCGACGGTGTGCGTGCGCGAGGTGCAGAAGAGCTTGTCGCAGTCGGTCAAGCGTCTCATCGAGGCGAAGATCGAAGCGCTCGGCGTCGGCGCGTACTTCGAAGTACAGGAAGCCGTCATCAAGAGCCGCAAGGGCGACGGGCGCATCATCTTCCAGGGCATGCAGAACCACACGGCGGACAGCATCAAGAGCCTCGAAGGCTACGACTGCGCATGGTGCGAAGAGGCGCAGAGCCTCTCGCAGCGCTCGCTCGACCTTCTGCGCCCGACGATCCGCAAACCGGGCTCGGAGCTTTGGTTCACCTGGAACCCGAGCCAGTCGACCGACCCGGTGGACGCGCTCCTTCGCGGCGAGCGCTTGCCGCCTGATGCCGTCGTCGTCGGAGTGAACTACGAGGCGAACCCCTGGTTCCCCGAGGTGCTGCGCGCGGAGCTCGAATACGACCGCAAGCGCGACCCGGACAAGTTCCGCCACGTTTGGGCTGGCGAGTACTTGCGCAACAGCGAGCGGCGCGTGTTCAAAAACTGGCGCGTCGAGGAGTTCGAGGCACCGCGCGATGCGGTCATCCGCTTCGGCGCAGACTGGGGCTTCGCCGTCGACCCGACGGTGCTCGTGCGCTGCTACATCGAAGGCCGCACGCTCTACGTCGACCACGAGGCGTACGGCGTCGGCGTTGAGATCGTCGACACGCCCGCGCTCTTCTTGACGGTGCCGGGCTCGGAGACGTGGCCCATCGTCGCCGACTCGGCGCGCCCCGAGACCATCGCGCACATGCGCAAGCATGGCTTCCCGAAGATCATGGCGGCGGTGAAGGGTCCGCGCTCGCTCGAAGAGGGCGTCGAGTGGCTGAAGTCGCACGACATCGTGGTGCACCCGCGCTGCACGCACCTCATCGACGAGCTGACGCTCTACGCCTACAAGGCCGACCCGTTGACGGGCGCTGTCCTTCCGGTGCTCGACGACCGCGACAACCACGTCATCGACGCCCTGCGCTACGCCTGCGAAGGCGCGCGTCGAGTGCAGGCTGCGAAGCCTGTGCAACTCCAGCCACCGCAACCCGTGGCGCACGCCTGGCGTCGGTGATACGGGGGAGACATGGCCGAGACGAAAGAAGCGAAGCTCGCACGCATTCACGACGAGGCGCTTCGTCGCTTCAACACGATTCAGTTTGCCTTGCAGGACGAGCGTCGTCAGTGCCTCGACGACCGGCGCTTCTACTCGATCGCAGGCGCGCAGTGGGAAGGCCCGCTTCAGCGCCAGTTCGAGAACCGCCCGCGACTTGAGGTGAACAAGGTTGCGCTCTCGGTCATGCGCATCATCAACGAGTACCGCGCGAACCGCATTACGGTCGACTACGTGCCGAAGGACGGCCGCGAGGCCGACAAGCTCGCCGACCTCTGCGACGGGCTCTACCGCGCCGACGAGCAGGATTCCGTCGCCGACGAGGCGTACGACAACGCCTTCGAGGAAGCCGTCGGCGGCGGCATGGGTGCATGGCGTCTTCGCTCCGTGCTCGAAGACGAGCTCGACCCGGAGAACGAGAAGCAGCGCATCCGCATCGAGCCGATCTTCGACGCTGACACGAGCGTTTACTTCGACCTCGACGCGAAGCGGCAGGACAAGAGCGATGCGCGATACTGCTTCGTCATCAGCTCGATGACGCCCGAGGAGTACGAGGCGCAGTTCGAGGACAACCCGTCGTCTTGGCCGAAGCAAATCTACGAGACGTACTTCGACTGGTGCAGTCCAGACGTTGTATATATCGCGGAATACTATCGCGTCGAAGAGCGCACGGAGACGCTGCGCGTCTTCCGCCTGCTCGACGGCTCGGAGCAGACCTACACCCGCGCCGACTTCGACGAAGACGAGACGCTCGAACAGATGCTCATGAGCACCGGCGCGACGGAACTCCCGTCGAAGCGTCGCAAGACGCGCCGCGTGCACAAGTACCTGCTTTCCGGCGGTCGCGTGCTCGAAGACTTCGGCCTCATCGCAGGGCCGAACATCCCGATCGTCGTCACGTACGGCAAGCGCTGGTTCGTCGACAACATCGAGCGATGCATGGGGCACGTCCGCCTCGCGAAAGACGCGCAGCGCATCGCGAACATGCAGCGCAGCAAGCTCGCCGAGATCAGCGCGCTCTCGTCCGTCGAGAAACCCCTCTTCGATCCCGAGCAGGTCGCGGGTCATCAATGGATGTGGGAGCAGGACAACCTGCGCAACTTCCCGTACCTGCTCTTGAACCGCCTGACGAACCCCGACGGCTCGTCGGCCCCGGCGGGTCCGCTCGGCTACACGAAGCCGCCGCAGGTTCCGCCCGCGCTCGCAGCGCTGATTCAGATCGCCGAGCAAGACATGAAGGACGTTCTCGGCAACGCCGAGGCAGGCGAGCAGGTGCGCGCGAACGTGGCTGCGGAGACGGTCACCGCCGTGCAGCAGCGCCTCGACATGCAAACCTTCATCTACGTCTCCAACTTCGCGAAGGCGATGAAGCGCTGCGGCGAGGTGTGGCTCGGCATGGCGCGCGAGGTCTACGTCGAAGAGGGCCGCAGCATGAAGACCGTCGACGCCGAAGGCGGCGCGTCTGCCGTCGAGCTGCTGAAGCCGACCATCGGCAACACGGGCGCAGTCGAGATGGAGAACGACCTCTCGCGCGCACGCTTCGACGTGGCCGTTGAGGTCGGCCCATCGTCGCAGAGCAAGCGCACCGCAACAGTTCGCGCGCTCACGCCGCTCATCGCAGTCTCCTCCGACCCGCAGACGAAGGCCGTCCTCGAATCCATCGCGATGATGAACATCGAGGGCGAGGGCATCTCCGACGTGCGCGCGTTCTTCCGCAAGAAGCTCGTGCAGATGGGCGCGGTGAAGCCGACCGAGGAAGAGGCGCAGGAGATGGCCGCAGCCGCGCAGAACGCGCAGCCCGACCCGCAAGCGCTGTACCTGCAAGCCGCCGCGCAAGAGGCGCAAGCGAAGGCGATGAAGGCTCAGGCCGACACGCAGCTCGCGATCGCGAACTCCGAGAAGACGAAAGCGGAAACTGTCAAGACCCTTGCATCGGTCAACATTTCCGCACAGGATCAGGCTATCAAGACCGCCGAAGCGATAGCGCGAGCCACTTCCGCGCAACCGCCAACGCAGTCGTAAGGCACCCGGCGAGCCTATCGCCGAGCAGAGGGCACGATGGAAGACGAAGGAACGACCGAAGAGACGACCGCGATCGAGACGCCAGAGGGCGAGACGCCCGAGGCACCGCAGGCCGACGAGACTACGCCGGAGGCCGCAGCGGCAGACGAAGACGCGATCGACGATGAGGTCGAGGTCAGCATCGGCGACAAGCCAGTGCAGGCCGAGGAGCCGAAGCAATCGGCGCCCGCATGGGTGCGCGAGCTTCGGCGACGAGAGCGAGAGCTTCAGCGCGAAGTGCGCGAGCTTCGAGCCAAGGTACAGACGCCGCAGCAGGCCGAGAACCAACCGCCTGCGGTCGGCGCGAAACCCAAGCTCGAAGACCACGACTACGACGCCGAGAAGTTCGAGGTTGCCCTTGCAGGATGGTTCGAGCGGAAGCGGCAGGCTGACGAGCACGCCGCAAAGCAGAAGCAATCCGAGGAGCAGCAGAAACAGGCATGGCAAGCGCGCCTTGACGCCTACGGGAAGGCGAAAGCCTCCCTCCGCGTGCGCGACTACGAGGACGCCGAATCAAGCGTCACCGAGTCGCTCAACGTCACGCAGCAAGGCATCATCGTCAGCGGCGCGGAGAACCCTGCACTCGTCACCTACGCCATCGGCAAAGACCCCGCCAAGCTCAAGGAGCTTGCGGCCATCGCAGACCCCGTGAAGTTCGCCTTCGCGGTCGCCAAGTTGGAGACTCAGCTGAAAGTGAACCCACGCAAACCCGCCGCTGCTCCCGAGGTCATCGTCAAGTCGACGACTCGCCTCGCGGGTGGCTCCCATGACCAAGTTCTCGAACGTCTGTACGACGAGGCCGACAAGACCGGCGATCGCACCAAGGTGATCGCCTATAAAGCGAAACTCCGAGCGCAGACGAAGTAAAGTTTAGGAAATACGACAATGGCAAACGCATTCAGCAAAGAAGAAAAGGTCGCCTTCGATCAACTCCTCGAAGGCTTCAACGATGCGCTCGTGATGAGCCGCAACGTGAACGTCTACAACTACAACCAGACCGACGCGGCTCGCACGACCGCGATGCCGACGAGCGTCTCGCCGAACTACGGAACGGTCTGGCGTCCGCAGCCGTACATCATGCCAAGCGTAACGAGCGTCCCCGGCACCCCGGTCACGTTCTCGGACAAGACGCAGCTCACCGTCCCGGCGAGCATCACGAACCTCAAGACCGTCGCTTGGGGCATGACCTCGACCGAGCTTCGCGACGCGCTTCAAGAGGGCCGTCTCGCTCAGGGCGCGAACCAAAAGCTCGCCTCCGACATCAACGTCGCGGTGATGCAGACGGCGACTGCTCTCGGCTCGCTCGTCGTCACGACGGGCACCCCGGCGGGCTCGTTCGACGACATCGCGCTCTGCGACTCGCTCATGAACGAGACCGGCGTCCCAGGCGATTCGCGCTACCTCTCGCTCTCCTCGCGCAGCTACAACGGCCTCGCGGGCAACGTCGTCGGCACGACGCGCTCTTTCGGCGCGAACAACCGCTCCGACAAGGCGTTTGAGCGCGCTTACGTCGGCATGGTGTCGAGCTTCGAGACGTACAAGCAGGACTACGCGCTCCGCAAGACGGCCTACGCTGGCGGCGCTCTCACCGTCAACACGCTCAACGCTGGCGGCAACGTCAACTACGTTCCGCTCGCGACGAACACCGGCGTCGCTGGCATTCTCAACGTCGACAACCGCTTCCAGACGATCACGCTTTCGAGCAACGTCGGCGTGGTGGCGGGCGACGCCTTCACCATCGACGGCATCGAGGCGGTGCACCTCATCACGAAGCAGCCGACCGGCCAGCCGAAGACGTTCCGCGTCGTCAGCGTTGGCGCTGCGAACACGGTTGTCATCACGCCGCCGATCATCAGCGCCGACAACTTGCCGACCGAAGCCGAGCTTCAGTACAAGAACTGCGAGCGCGCTGGCGTCGGCCTCGCGGCTGCCGCGATCACCTTCCTCAACACCACGACCGCCGACTACAACTGCTTCTGGCACAAGTCGGCGATCGAGCTTCTCCCCGGTCGCCTCGCGATCCCCGAGAACGCCGGCGTCGCGGTCATGCGCGCGTCGACCGACCAGGGCATCGAGGTCGTTATGCAGAAGCAATTCGCCATCTCGACGAGCCTCACGAACTACCGCGTCGACGTGCTCTTCGGAACCGCTCTCCTGAACCCAGAGATGGCGGGCATCCTGCTCTTCGACCAGTGATTCTCCACTGATTCGAGAAAGGAGGAGCGGCTTCGGTCGCTCCTTCTTTTTTGTCTTGCGCGTGCTACCGTGCACGCCATGCCGCTCACCAAGGGATACTCGAAGGGCTCCGTCTCGAAGAACATCAAGACGGAGATGAAGGCCGGCAAGCCGCCGAGGCAAGCCGTCGCCGTTGCGCTGAACACCGCGCGCACCGCCGCGAAGAAGGCGGGCAAGCCGTCGAAGGGGCCGAAGGCTGCGCCGAAGAAGGGGATGTGAGATGCCTCTTGTCTTCCGTAAGGGAAAGCATGGGCTCGAATACCGCAGCGAGGCCCCGCATCTCGTCGCCAAGCGCGTCGCCGAAGGCTGGTGCACGAGCAAGGCCGACGCACTTGCGCCGAAGCCCGCTCAGCCTGCCGTGTCCGTCGCCGCTGCTGACGCGCCCGCGCTCGACGTGACCTCGGATGACGTGAGCGACGACAACGCGCCACCGACGCGCGACGAGATGGAGCGCAAGGCCGTCGAGCTCGGCATCAAGGTCGATAAGCGCTGGAGCGACAAGACGCTTGCAGAGCGCATCGACGAAGCGCTGAAGGGCTAACCTATGGGCTACACGAAGCGGCAGTACATCGAAGCAGCGTTGACCGAGATCGGCCTCGCCGACTACGTGTTCAACTCGACCCCGCAAGACCTCCAGACGGCGCTGCGTCGTCTCGACGGCATGATGGCCGAGTGGAACGAGCGCGGCATTCGCCTCGGCTACCCGCTTCCGCTCTCGCCTCAGCAGAGCGACCTCGACTCGCAGACTGCCGTGCCTGACCGCGCGAACGAGGCAATCGTCTGCAACCTCGCGTGCCGCATTGCCCCGAGCTACGGCAAACAGGTCTTGCCCGCGACGATGGCCACCGCGCGCGAGGCGTACAACACGATCCTAGTGCGCGCTGCGATGCCGCAGGAGCAGCAGTTCCCGCGCACGATGCCCGCAGGCGCAGGCAACAAGCCGTGGACGTGGCAGGGCGACCCGTTCCTTCCGCCACCCGTCGAACCGCTTCTCGCGGGCAACGACGCGCCGATCGACTACGAATAAGGACTCGACATGCCGACCATTAACCAGCTCGCTTCACTGAATCAGCTCACGGGGTCCGATCAGATTCCGGTGTACTCTGCAAGCAACGGCGACGCGCGCAAGGCGTCGCTCTCGACGCTGCTCACGTACATCGAGCAGGCATGGATGTCGCCCGACTTCCAGCGCGTCACCGCGTCGCCGACGCTCTCCGGCTTCACGCTCACGCTGCCGACCGGCGCGAACTCGCTCTTCGTGCTGCTCACGCCGACGGGCACGATGGCGACGGGCACGATCGTCCTGCCTGCCGCTGCGAGCATCGCCGACGGTCAAGAGATCATCCTCTACACCTCGCAAGAGGTCACCGCGCTGACGTTCACGCTTAACGGCGCGACGGCGCTGAACGGCGCGCCAGCTGGCATCCAGGCTGGCGGCTCGCTCACGCTGCGTTACGACGCGCTTTCCGTCGCCTGGTACACGATCTCTAAGCCGACCAGCGTCGGATCGGGAACCGTCAACTACCTCTCGAAGTGGACGGCGCCGTCAACGCTCGGCAACTCAATCGTGCGCGACAACGGCACTGAGGCCGCAGTCGGCGGCGCACCCATCGTAGGGCAGAGGCTCGCGGTGCACGGAAGTCAGTTCAATCTCATCGGCGACGCAGACGCTACGCTGACGGTCTGCAACACGCTGAGCACGGTGCCTCGCACGGTGACCGTCGAGGCCGTCAACTACACCGATGGCGTCACCGGCACCGCAGGCTTTCGCGCGTCCATTGCGCGCGGCACGCTCCTGGTTCCCGCTGCGGTGCTCAGCGGCGACAGCCTCGGCGTCTTCACCTCGCGGGCCTACGACGGCACGGCCTTCTTCGATGCCGGGCGCATCCAGGTCGACGCGACGAGCAACTGGGCGGCTGCGCGTAACTCGTCGCTCACGCTCTCGACGACCACGGCGGGGACGTCGACCGCCAAGCTGAAGATTTCGGCGATCGGAGACACATCGCTCGAAGCGCCAGGCACCGTCTTCGACGCCTCGCAATTCGCGCAGGGCATCAAGCTCGCGTCGACCCCGACGAGCGTCGACCCGAACGTGCTCGACGCCTATCAGGAGGGCACCTTCACGCCGGTCTACAACGGTGCGGGCGTCGTCGGAGCCGTCACGTTCGCAGGGCGCTACCAGCGCACGGGCAATCAGGTGACGCTAGAGATCACGATCACGACCGCAGCGGCGTCGACGCTCACCTTCACGTCGTCGACGGACTACTTCGACAACTTCCCCGCGTACGTCACGCCAGCGAACAACCTCGTCGCAGGTACGCCGATCGGCGACGGCTGGAACCTCCTGATTCAAAAGGCTGGCGCCACCTTCCGGTCCATCTTCCAAAAGACTGGCTCGCCTACGTTCACGCAACCGGCGAATCAGTCTCTCCGCTACACCGTCGCAACCTACTTCGTCTGAGGCACGTCCATGAGCTACTACACCCAGCCATTCGCACCCGACTACAGCAAGGGCGTCACCGTCGTCCCAGGCGTTGCAAGCGCGGTCCAGTCGTTCCCGAACAACGCCAACGCGGTCGAGTTCACGAACCTCTCGACGACGGTGCGCGCCTCGGTGCGCTTCGGCGAGACGAACGCGGTCACGGCAGACCTCAGTGCAGACTACACGATTATGCCTGGCATGAAGTGCGTCATCACGAAGCCGCGCAACTACCAGTTCTTCGCGTTCATCGGCTCCGCCGCAGGCGGGTCGCTCCACGCAATCCCAGGCGAGGGCTTCTGACATGGGCCTCAAAGCAGTAGCAAACCTCGGGAGTGGCGGCGGCGGCGGCATCAGCGGCAGCGGGACCGCAGGCTACGTCGCCAAGTTCACCGGGACGGGCACGTCCATCGGCGACTCGCTTGTGCGCGACAACGGTACGGACGTGTCGATCGACATGGCCCCGAGCGTCGGCTACAAGTTCTCGGTCAACGGCAACACGAACATCGTCGGTCGCATCGACGCGATCAGCTCGCGCATCAGCACGATGAGCAGCGGTCTAAGCGCCGATCTCGTGCTCCAGCGCGATGGCGTCGAGGCCGCTCGCATCATCGCGGGCGGATTGGTGGGATTCGGCAACACGAACCCGGCGGCCACGATCGAGGCCTACGCAGCGGTCACTGGCGAGGTGCGCGCCAGCGGCGACACCGTGTCGATTGTCAGCTCGTGCACCTACAACAACGCGGTCGCCGCATTTGCGCCGTTCGTGCGGTTGAGCCGCTCGCGAGGTACGAGGGCGGCACCAGCAGCGGTCAACGCGCTCGACACGATCGGCGTCGTTCAGTGGCAAGCGAGAGGCACAACGGACCGCGCCGTTGCAAACATCTCATGCACCGCGCCAGCCAACGCGGGCGGCGACCAGATCTCCGGTCAGCTAACCTTCGCGACGACGCAGACGACGGACGCCCTCCCTGTTGTGCGCCTCACGATCGACCCGGTCGGCGTTGCATCGTTCACCGGTCCCGTCCGAGCGACCGGAACGACCGCGTCGGCACCAGCATTTACTGGAAGTGACACCGACACGGGCGTGTATTTCCCGGCTAACAACCAGGTGCGACTGTCAACTAACGGAACGCTTGCAATTGCTATTGACGCATCGCAGAACGTCGGCGTTGGCACGGCGAGCCCAGTGGCCCCGATGCACGCCTTCGGAACGTCTATTACCGCAGCCGCAACCACAACGGCAAGCGCCGGCATTCTTCGCGTCGCAGGATCCGCGACAAACGCGCTTTTTTGCGGGTCGTTCAGCGATTCGCCGTTCGGTATGTGCCTGCAAACAAACAGCGCATCTTACCCGTTGGCGCTGCAGCCAGCTGGCGGCAACGTCGGCATCGGCACAGCCAACCCGACGTCGCTGCTTACGGTCAACGGGAACATCGCGTTCAACTCCGGCTACGGTTCCGCCGCCGTGGCCTACGGCACGCGCGCGTGGGTGAATTTCAACGGGACTGGCGTTGTAGCGATCCGAGGCTCTGGGAACGTGTCCACGATTACCGATCTAGGGGTCGGCAGCTATTCGGTCAATTTTACGACAGCAATGCCAGACGTAAACTATTCTGCGCACGCGACTGTTGGATATGATGGTACGGTCGGTTCAGGCATTTTCGCAAGCGTTGACCGAAACTCCGCAGTGGCCGCCGTTGGCTCGGTAAGGGTGTACCTGTTCAGCACGGCGTTCGCCGTCGCGGATAGCACCATGGTTTTTGTTTCGGTGACGAGGTGACAAATGGATAAGGCAGTAATTTACCAGCACGAGGGCGGCGTAGCTGTCCTTTACCCGACCCCCGAGGCCCTCGCCTCGTGGACCATCGAGCAAATCGCCGCGAAAGACGTGCCGCACGGGCGACCCTTCAAGATCGTGGACGTGACCGACATCCCGGTTGACCGCACCTTCCGCAACGCCTGGGAGGTTGACGTCTCCGCGTTGACCGATGGCGTCGGCGCAGAGTCGAACGAATTCCCCAAGCCTCCCGAGCCCGCCACGCCCGTGGAGCCCGTGCAATCCGAAGAGGTGCAATCGTGATCAGCGTCAACATGCCCAAGGCGAAGACCATCGCGCACACGATGCGACGCGCCGCCCGAGAAGCAGAATTCGCGCCACATGATGCGGTCATCGCGCGCCGCATCCCCGGCTCCGACGACGTGGCCGCAGAGACCGCGCGTCAATCCATTCGCCAGAAGTACGCGTTGATTCAGGATGCCATCGAGGTGGCAGCCGACGTTGACGCGCTCAAGACCGCCGTTGACCAATTCGGAGCGCCATGACTCCCGAGCAAGCCTTCAAGAACCTCGTCATCGTCGCCAACCGCGCCCAAAAGGCGGGGT